CGCTGCAATCTTCCCTGCATCGTCATTATCAAAACATATAATTATGTTCTCAAACTTGTTAAGAAAATCATAATTATCATTGATATCTTTTTCAATTGATCCTGCACCTGTTCTAACAGATATAAACGGCCACTTGCTATCAAACATTTGATAAGCTGACAAAGCATCTATTTCGCCTTCGCAAATAGTAATGTACTTTCCACCTTTACCAAATGCTTGCTGACCAAAGAAACCTGTATCAGAAATTCGTCCTTCTATCAAGAAGTGTTTAGGAACAAAACGTATCTTACTTGCAACGTGAAAACCACTGGAATTATAATAAGGATAGATATGTAAAGACTTACTTTTGATAGTCTTTTGCATAACATTATACTTAACACAAGTCTCCTTGTGTATTCTTCTTTGGTCTATTGCTGACACATCTCCCAAAGTAAGATTACTGTTTTCTATTACACGAACATCTTTCGTTTCTTCGTCAGATAAACTAGCCTTACCACAAGAAAAACAAAAAGTCCCACCATCCTTATAGATTGACAAAGCATCGCTTGAGCCACAATCAGGACAAGGTTGGTGAGTCTTCTTGTACTTACTATCAGCGTACATTAGTAATTTCCTCTACTTTAGGTTCTACTTCAACGTGAGTAAAATATTTTAAACCGTTGGAGTATTGAAACACTCGCAGTCCAGAACCATCATTTGCACCTTTCCAACATATATTTTTAAAATCACAATAGGAACAGCCTGTGCTTAATGTATAGTTCCCTTGAACTCCGAGGGGAATAGGATCATAGCATCTCTCTGGAGGTTCGTCAAGCGAAATAATCTCTTTCAAGTGCTTTATTCTGTCCGTAGCGTTTATTTTCGTCAACTCATCGACCATCATAAAGGTGATGTCGCCAGTGCTTTTGTCGAACGCAAGAAAGCCACCTTCAAGAACATCCTTTGCGTCCATGTAAGCACTGATCTGCCCAATGTATCCAAAAGGATCATTTCCTAAAAGTGTTTTTGTTTTAAATTTTCTAAAAGCGCGAGTAGAAGCAGACTTAACATCAACAACAGCACCATCTATCATAGCGTCAATATGACCTGTGATGCCTTCTATCTTTACTTCTTCTTGTTGGTTTGTTACCTTGTGTCCTGACTCAGCAGCTAGAAATAACATCAAAGCTTCTACTATATTACCATAAAAGAATTTTAGTAGTAACTCTGGAGGATGCTTAACTTGTGTCTTATTGTGTACATCGTACCAAATCTTTCTGTCTTCTCTGCCTATGCTGGACATGCGAAGATAACCAGAACGAGACTTCTCTTTAGGATCAAGAAAATTCTTTAAATCATTAGTAATAGCTTTAAGAAAGATGTCGATATTATCTTCATCTATATCAGTCTTACCTTCAGATATAAGATTCTTTATATCAGGTATTAAAGTATGAATTGTTTTCTCAACTGTCATTCTCAAGACCTTTCTTCAAGTAACTTTTTGTAGAACTCTCCTACTTTTATAACTTCATCTGGTGTAGCACTTGTTTTTATTTGATTAACTTTCATACAAACCCAAATAACATTTCCTATTTCATAGCCTTTATCATTATCAATTCTATCAAGACTTGCAGAATTATCTCTGCCGCCGGTCTTTCGATTTACTTTAAATTCAATACCTAAAACAGGACATATTTTATTTTTAGGAAAAATTTCTTTCAAATATTCTTTAGTTATGGTAAAAGGTTTTTTTAATTTAGTTTTATTTCTTCGTTCAGCAGATTTAAGCACTCTACAAAAAAAGTGATAACCAAAATTACGATAATTTTCTTTAAAATTACGATAATTTTCTTTAAATTCTGTACGCTGGCTGTATTTTTTATAGTATTCCTTTTTACGTTGTTTAATTTCTGGACGTTGGTTGTATTCTTTATCATATTTTCGTCGTTGTTCTTTATCTTTTAAAGGCATTCATATATTCCTTTTTCATTTTGGCGGTCCCGGTAGGACTTGAACCTACAACCTATAGATTAGAAGTCTATTGCTCTATCCTGTTGAGCTACGGAACCAAAAAAACTTGAGCAGTTTTACATCTTGCTCAGGATAGTGTATTCAGTTCCCGTTAAACCCTCTCACTGAATAATATAACTCACGGTTAGAGTTATCCCGTTTAGACTTAATATTGAGGATAAAGTTCTGTAGTTCGATCATTCACCTTATAACATTATCTGATTCAAAACTATCTGTTCCAGCGTTAACTTTACTGGCCTCAAACTTTCTTACATTAATTCTCGTTCAAGCGCACTACCTTCGCCCTCAAGAATACTGGTTTTAAAATACTGTGGTTCTGGATCAAGAGAAGAACTGTTAGGCTTGTACTCTTGTAACTCAAGAATCATAACTGCATTAACACCAATTCCGACACCTTTCTTGCCTTTGTAGTTGTAATCATAAGTATGAATGGAAGCTTTGGCATAAGTACCATTACCAACTCTTATTTCAGGATTCCACGGATTTCCTGCTGCATCCATAGTTTTAATTGGAAACTTAGAACGAGCAACAATGAAAGACTCAAAATCTTCTTTCTTGCCTTCACCAACTCGTACATTGACGCCAGCACTCTCAAGCTCATCAATTGTGTCATTGTTAAGATTACCTAGAGTAACCTCATACTTTTGTGACATGTCATTGACTTCACTTAGGCTAGGGTAATAGAGCGTGGCATATAAAACTTTGTCCATGTTTTTTCTCTCCTTAAAGAGGTTAAATTGTGTTACTATTATACACAGTCATAGAAGACTTGTCAAGCTTTTTCTTGAGTTAATGTGTGTCTGCCCACGACATTCCAATCTTTGCTTCAGAATCCATTGGAAGTCTTAGATTTAGCATACGCCCCGCTTCCTTGATTGTCAAACTCGAAAGCTCGACTAATCGCTTCGCATCGTCCATGTGGCTCTCATATTGCAATTCATCGTGAACCGTATTGACCAGATTAGCCTTGAGCCTTTCAGAGCGTATGCTGCGGTCCATGTTGATCGACCACTGTTTACACAAAATGCTCCCTCCACCTTGCAGAAGAGTGTTAAGAGCCGCGTGAGCGTGTCTAACGTATAATCTACGACCATCCAGACCGCGAATGTACCCTCGCGACGATGCGTCCTCTACCTTGCTTAAAAGTTCACCTAAACTTGGTACGTTTCTAAGAAATTGATCCTTGAGTATCTTACCTTGCACTGGACTAACGCCTAAAATACTTCCTAGTTTAGTAGGTGAAGCACCATATATGAATGCGTAAAAGAATGTTTTCGCCAGTTTACGATCATCTATACCTAACGCTTCCATTGTAACATTGTGTGGATCACCGGAAAGAACTTCTTTTGTGTAGTCAGTATCGTTCATATAATGAGCAAGCATACGTAGTTCTAAACCTTGAGCGTCCATACCTACAATACGAAAGCTATCATTAGGAGAAGACCAGCAATCTCTGGATTCCTTACCATACGGTTTATCTACAGCAACTACATTTGCCATGTTAGGATTGTTGTGCGTCATACGCCCTGTAACTGCACCTAACGTAAATACTTTGCCGTGTACTCTACCGTCATTACCTAATGAATCTATCCAAGATTCTGCCGTCTTCCACCTGTTAGTAAGCATCTTCCATTCAGAAAGTTTCTTTACTGACTCTGGTGCTGATTCTGGTAACGTAGCAAGATTGATTTCGTTTACTTTGGGAGAACCTTTTGGTGTTAGATCAATAGGCTTCCAACCAGATTCATTCATTCTTTCAACTATTTGTTTGTGTGAAGCAATGTTAAATGGTTGAAACTCTATCTTCCAGAAAGGTCCAGCTACATCCTCATAGTCAAAACCGTTTAGACCTACCTTAGACATAGTACCTGTCTTAGTATACTTAGGTAAATCATTACGTAATACTCTGACTTTAGGTGGGAAATACTTGGTAATATTACATTCTATTCTATTGGCTTTACTTTGAGTCTTGTTTATTAACTCAAAAGTCTTTGGTTTATTCAAGTAAAAACCATACCTAGACTGTCGAGATATTATGTCAGCAATATCATGCTCAAGATCAATGCTTTGTTGCGAGAAGTCCTTACCCTCTTCAGTAAGAATAGAATATACTTTATATGTTATTTCAACATCACGTTTACAATATTCTATCATCTTTTCTGATAGTTTCTCAAAGTCTATAAACTTCAGTTTACTTATACCTAGTTTACATCCCCAAGATTCAAGACTGTGACCACCTTCTCTGTCAGGAATAAACAATCTAGACATAATCAAAGTATCTTCAACATTCTTTATGTCCACATTCCAAAGACGTTTAAGAACAGGGAAATCAAACTCTACGGCATTGTGTCCAATAAACACATCATTATCAAAATCAAAACCGTGAGAAAGAAACTCTTCCTTTGTTTTGTGTACGTGTACAGTGTCCTTACCTATCGTCTTAGAACACACAACCCATATTTTCTTAGCATCAAGATGGTCAGTCTCAATATCAAGTACGTGTTTCATCAGGTAGCCCCAGCCCGTGATAATAAGGTTTAGACTTTTCTACTTTAAACCATTCTGGCTTTTTACGCTTTTTCCATTTAGCAAAATCTGACTTTTCTACTATGTAGTAAGTGCGGTACGCTTCAACAGTGTCAGAGCCTTTGCAGTAGTCAGGCATACACTGTGGCGGTGGTATAAAATCGTTGTGTTCTATGTCCATTGGAAACGTCCACAAAGCATGAAGAAGCCTACCGGAAGCGTGTTTCTTGTTGTACCGATAAGTATACTCATTAAGAAGTGAATCGTAAAGCGTCCACAACCATTCGTAGTTTTCAGAAGAATCACGTACCCACTTGGAAGAAGGATGATTCTTGTGAGTAGCTTTGTACAAACCATATTCATCAGCAAGCTCGTCACCGTCTATCAAGCGGTGTGCTGTTGAAAGAAGTTGTGCGGATTCAAGGATCATTTTAACTACGTGTTTGTCGCAGTGCATTTGCGCTGCAAGTACTGGGTCTTTGTCAAGATAGAAAATGTTCATCAAGTGCCTTCCACGATACAGGGTAAAGATCGTTACATTCTATACTAATACAATTCGCTATGTACCTAGTTTCTTTTTGTGCGTCATCCTTTGTTCGTAGAGAACACACTCTGGCGAACGCTGCTAGACTACCACTCCAGTACCACTCTGTATACATATTTTGTGGTAAAATCATTCTTGCCATTTCTGGAGCAATTCCTGAATTAATCATATTAGAATAACATTCAGTAACAAATTTCATTAAAGGCGCTGTATTGTAATGTATGGCACCATCTTCTGTCGAACCTTGCTTTTTGTTTTCAGCCCGTTTACGCCAAACGTCAGGAATAAAAAACTCTGGCTTATCGTCAACGTATCGCCTTGACACTTCATTCCAGACCAGACCTATCTGATGCTTGACTAACTGTCGAGCAACGAATACAGGCGCTTTGATACGAAACTGAATGAAGCAATGTCCGAATGGAGTCCAGTGATTGTGATTGGCAAGGTAGTTTATAAGCCGCTCATCCTTTTCTGTCAAGACATTTTCAACAGGACCAGCGGGTGTTATGCTTTCCCATTTTGATTCCTTGTTAAAAGAAACTCTTGCAGCATTTACAACTGTAAGATCAGAACCCATACTATCTATTAAAGATACTTTCATTACAAGTTTTCCATTAGATTAAGTTTATCTATTTTAATATTATAACAAGAAGCTTTTACTTTGTAACCATTGTCTTCATCAACTGATCCCTTTTTAAGAAAAGTAGATTCATTAAAGTATTCTTGTTTAGGTAACCAGCCTACTATCCAAAGCTTTTTAAGACTGTATAGTATTCTAGTAAACACATAAACATCACATTTCTGTTTAGTGTTGTATTCTGCTACTGAACATTCGTAGTAACTTAGTGGTATTACTCCTGTAGTTTTTGTTTTAACATCAATCTTTAGTTTATTCTTATTTTTTGTGTTAATGTAAAAATCATAATTATAGGTATTCTCTTCAACAACATCATGTTTATTTTTTAAAAGATAATTCATAACACAATACTCACCTACATAGCCAGCTTTATTGCCTCTGCCTTGAGCTATAGAGTTTCTAAGGACACCTAGACTATCGGATGCTTTTTGGGCCTTGTCAAGCACTTTTTCAGATACATCAACTTCAATCATGGAAAATATGTCCTAGTAATGGAAGGAAGGACTATATACACAATAATCATTAAAATGCCTATTAAACACACTATAATCTCTGTTTTTGACATCTTTTTACACCTTTCATTCATAAAGTTCATCATCATCATCCTTTACCATTTTCAATAATTTTGAACTGGGGTAACGCTTGGCCGATTTATTTTTTTTCTTGGATTCTACAACTCGTTTTCTGTACAAAGGGTCTTCAAGGTTGTGCGCCATGACGTTTCTGCGCGATCCCTTCTTTCGATCCGTTTGCTTTCGTTGGTAGGACATTTTTTTTTCATTTACCTCTTGACATAGATTTCGGTGTGCTGTATATAGAGGATTATAATGCTCCTGTCAAGGGTCTAAGAAGGAAAAAATATGGGTCAAATGAGTAATCTCTATAGAGACTATATAGATCATATGCAACTATGTTCTAGAAATGATGTTTCTGAATCTAATGCTTGGTATATGTTAAACACAAACATAAAATCATTTGTTAGTAAAGATACATTTCATAAAGATTATGTAACTTATGTTAAAGGAAAGGATGAAAATGATAAATAAATGTAAAATGTATTTCTACAAAATAACAGGTAATATTTGTTTTTGTTTATCAAAGAGAATAGGTAAAGTATCTAATAGTTTATATAATAGATACGTTAGGTATCACGACATAGTAAGTGGGAAGTATGAACAAAAGAAAATGTTTTAGTAGGGTTGTATGTTGTTTTGTGTTACTTATGAGTTTAAACGGATGTATACACTTAGTAGTAGCTAAAGCAATGTTAGATGTTATAGGAATACACAGAATGAATGAATTGGAGAAGGAAGTAGAACAATTGAAAAAGGAAAAATAGTTATGCTATATTGCAAATTTTGTAAGAAGTATCTAAATCTTGATGAAGCAAGAAACATAGATTTAGTGGATAACGGTACTGCAAAATTTGTCTGTAACACATGTAACTATAGAACAGAATCTAAAATGTTTTATAGTTTACAAGATAAGGAAGAAAGGGAATGAAGTTAAGTACAACAGATGATCAGTTTCATCTTTTGCACGTTGCTGTTAACAAGGCAAGGGAGAACACTAAAACAGTTTCAGTACCTAAAGAGGCTCTCATAAACTTGTTAATTGATCACGGTAAGATGGTTCATAGTTTACAAGGTACAGGGGAGATATCCTAGTGAGTTTAGATTGGCGCGTACAAAACTATCTTGAAACTTTAATGGAGCAATTCATGGAAGAAGGACTATCTGAAAAAGAAGCTGAAGAAAAAGCTATGGAACGATTAGATCAATCTCAGCATGACTACAAATAAAAAAGCTGCACCTGAAAACAAAGTGCAGCTTTAAAGTATGCTAGGTTCTTACTTTCTATTCTTTAGAGGCTATGTATTTCCTTGCTTTAGACATGGCTCTGTTACCAAACCAAAACGCTATAATAGCAGAAAATATAGCTTGCGTTTCAGGGTCCCAAGCCATCTCAATAGCTACTGTCCAATCAAGATTCTGATTCGCGATTAAAGCGTACATGAGTACACCTTTAACACAAATAAACATCAGAAAGAACAGATAAGTAATGACAGGGCGCACAGAACCCCGAAGAGAGTCGATAAAAGGTGAAGCGTCGATAGTTCTATCATGTTCATATATACTCTTTGTTTCTTGAATGTCTGCTTCTGCGTCAAGCTCTTTAAGCTTTAGTTCTGATAGTTGTGAAGCGTACTTGGCTTTAGCTTCAAGCATGTTAAGCTGTTGTTCGTTAGCTTGCTTCTGCTTAAAGTAACCTAATACTTCCGGTACAATGGACGTACCAAATCCTATAAGAGTGCCTAGAAGACTGATCATTTCTTCTTACTCATCATAACAGATGCGCCCATATACGCTCCTACAACGCCAGCCATGCCTATGTAGAACAGAGAGAACAAGTCTGCTAGAGCTTTAATTCTAGAGTCAGGAAAGATTGGTAGAAACACCAACGCTGTAAATATCAGCATAGAGATAAGAGCTATCCACGCCATAGACTTCTGTGCGTCCATCTTCTCTGCATCAGATGCTGCACGTAGTTCTTCTTCAGTTACAACACCGTCGTTATTTAGATCGACATCATACATACCTTTTGGTGGATTCATTCTTAGCCTACCTTATCTTTTATCTTGTTTACAAAGTCCCACAGTGCTGTTATTTGCTTGTTAGTAACGTCTTGTTCAGCACGTAGTTTAACTAAAGTTTCTTGTTGGTGGTTGTTTTGTGTTGTTATTATGTCCATACTGTTTTGAAGTATCTCTGTATCTTTTATAAGACTAGAAATCTGTTCTCTTGAGCGAGTAGCCCAAACGATCAACAGCCCTATGAATATCAGTTGATCCCAATGTTCTGTTATGAAGTTCATGTTTCAAATTTAAAACTTTGGAGCAATGTAAGGTCTTGTTTCTTTTCGCACGGGTGCTTTTTGTGTAAATGGTCTTAAAATACTTGAAAAATGAAACTGTGCTTGATCAAGCTCTTCAGGCGATAACTGATTTATTTGAGAATAAATACCACTCTTCTCTCTTAAACGTTCCTCTTCTGTTAAATTTCTTGCTCCTTGATATTCAAGTTCTTGAGGATACATAGATTGATCTTCAAGAGTTCTTGCAGGATAATTAGATTGTAGATATAATGTTTCTTTATCTAACTCTTTTCTTGTTTTTAACTCTTCTCTAAGTTTTACAGCAGCAATACGAAAGAAAGCTTCATTTATTTCACCTTTTTCAAAATCTAGTTTATCAAAACCTTTTAGAAAATGAGGTTTAAAATCTGTTTCGTCATAAATAGACTCCATACCATATTTTTCTGCATACGTTTCTAGTCTTGCTTGAACAGCTAAATTTATTCCTATAGTTTTTTTAGCAAAATATAGCATACTTTCCATATTATCTAAATTTCCATCTAAAAAGATATCTTTATAAACTTGAGCATATAAAGGATCGTTAAATAGTTCTCTTGTTATTTGGAATCGTTGCATTCTAAATTGAACTAAAGAAAATTCACCAATAGCATATCTAGGAGATAACACACCTCTAACAACAGCAAAGGCTCTTGCTTGAGCATTATTCATAGTGTAATCGCCTTGCATACCAGTAACATTTGTACCGGGAGAAACTTCACTTGATTTCATTCTAGCTGAAAAAGCAAATATTCTATCAAGTAGGTCTACGTGATCTTTACCATAAATTTTTGCTAATTCTGTTCTTTTGTTAGTCAGAATTTCATGTAAAGCTACAGGGTTCATTTCTCTATCTAATTGAAATGTTGTTTTTTCAGTAAAGCGATCTAAAGGAATGTTTGCTTTTGCTAATCTGTCATAAATAGCAAGGTCTGATGGAGAAATATCTCTTCTATCAACACCTTTATCAATTTCCTTTTTAACTTTGGTCGCTGTTCTTAGTAACTCTTTGTGCATACGTTTAGGATATTGTTTTTCTAAAGCTCTTGAAACTTTATCAAGAATACCTGTTCCTTGCCTAGCTAATTCATCTATTTGTTTTGTTGTAAATTCTCCTGTGCTTGATCTGGAAACAGGAAATGTCTTAGTTAATATTCTATGAGTTGTTAAATCTTGTAAATTCTTCATAACAGTGTCAAATTCTTCATTACTATGAAATCTTTTAAAATAATATTTTAGAAAATCAACATTACTTATAGTTTCATCAGGACCAAAATCAAATTCAGAATCTATATTTCTTAAAGTATCTTTTATTTTTTGCCAAGAACCGAATTGTTCTTTAACTTCTTCAATACTTTTTTTATTCGATCCAGCAATAGATTCTAATTTAGCATTATACATATCTTCTGTAACGTGACCTAGTTTGGTTAGTGATGTCGTTGGCACTCCTAATTCGTCACTTTTACCAAGCATAGTATCTAATATACCATCTATCGTTTGATCTTTATCGTAATTTGTTATTTTAGCTAAGATTGCAATATCAGGTATTTTTCCAGCATCCAATCTTTCTTGTGCGCTGTTTATTATATCCGCTATTACTTTTAAAGATTTTTTAGCTTGTTCAGTAGCATCTTGTACTAAAGTATCTGAATTATGAGCAGAATATGTTCTTAAAGCACTTATATCGTCTGCATATTTAGTACCTTTAAACATAAAATCAAATCTATCCAAAAATCCAAGTATTTTTTCTTCCTTTATATGAGCTTCTCCTTCTTTATATCTTAGTCCTCTTGCAAGAGTATAATATAAACCTTCAACAAGTTCTTTTTTAGTATCTTCATCTGCATTTTGCATAATATTTTTAAACAATAACGCATTTTGTTCTTGATTAGGATGCTTAATTACACCTACAAAAAGATTTTCTCCAGCAGTGGGAGCATATTCATCACTTCTTGATTTAAATATTTTATGCAAAGAAGAGCTACTATTCCAAAATGGACTAACAGTTTCTCTATATTGTTTATCAGCTTTGCGTAATCCCGGTGCTAAATTAGTATTATCTATTGAATCATTTAATGAATCAATCAAACTTTTTATATTTCGATATTTAATATTAGTATCTGATGAATCTAATACTTTACCAGCCATACTTTTAAAACCTGATCTTAATTGAATAAAATCTGGTAACCCTATAGCTGCTGATTTTCCTACTTCACTAGCAGAAATATCACTAAACATTTTCTGAATAAGACCTTGTTCAAATAAAACTTCAAGTTGTTCATCAGTGTTTTCTAATAAAAATTTAGTAAATTCATTAGACGCGCTCTCATTAACATTTTTGTAAACATTATCATTAATAAATATTAAACGCTGTTTTAAAGTATCACCGGGAACTAATTTATTTAAAGACTGTTTTACTACTTTTTCAGTAAAAGATTTTGCAAGAGCTATTGGCAATGCTCTTTTATTAAAAATATCAGGTAAAGTTGATCCTGTAGCGGTTTCTGATTTGGTAATTAAATTAAGAAAATCTGTTATATCTATATCAATATCTTTATTAGCAGCTTCTTTTTTTAGTGCCTCATAAGTTTCATTTGTTTTTCTGCGATTTTCTTGTATAATTCCTCCTACTCTTTCTCCATCTTGATTCCTCGCACCAAAAAGTAATGTTTTATTCTTTTCGCTTAATACATTAGGAGACATTTCTACAGAACTTCCAAAATTATCTATAGAAACTTTTTTTCTAATACCTTGAATCTTTTCTAATATTTCTTCTGGAAGGTCAAAAATTCGTGAATCTCCTGTTAAAATTTGTTTAGCAGAAGAAATTGAGTTTTGAGAATCAACTCTTCTTTGTGTAAGTCTTGATTGTAAAAAATCTAGAAGCTGATCTCTAGTTTCTTCAGAATTAGGATTACTTTTAGTAGATTCTACCATTTGATGTATTCTGTGAACTAACAATTTCTCTGTTCTGTCCCATTTATTCATATCTAAAATTCTATGTGGTTTAGA